TCCGTGTCGGCGGAGCCGGACCATGTCTTTCCCTAAAACCCGACCGTTCTGTCTGGGACGAGAGTGGCAGTCCCACAACAGGGGGTGGTGGCCAACACCAAATATGCCCTACATTATGGATATCTCTGATGAGTACACTAATACGGGCGAACACCTGGGTCCCTGGCCAGAATGCGACGTTTGTACGCTGATGGCTAGGGCCCTCTTGGCGGAGGCAACTCTGCCGGAGGTGGTGACCGTGAACCTTGACGAAGAGTTCGTCATTGAGCAGAACGGTCGTAGGATCCCTGTCGGGTGTCCTCTTCCTCGGAATTGGCATCTGTGTGGGACGGGTCCAATAGGCCCCGCTAGGGCCCTGGTTCACGAAGGTGACCGGGGCTTTCCGCGTCCTGCGATAAATCGCACCCTTCAAGATGCATCAGTTGGCGCTGATGCCTCTCAACAAGCTCCTGACGGTTCGGCGGCCGACGGTGAGCAAGTCAAAGTCCCGGAGTGCGTGTTCAAACTCCCGGATGTTCGGTTTCGTCGTCGAGGGAGGGTCACGAATATCTTGGCGAAGATTTTTAGACCCGTTGCCGTGAAGCTTGGTATGATTGACCTGGGTGGTGGAGAGTCCTCCTCGGGTTATGTTGCTGAGTGGATTAGGCTGCTCCTCGGCGAGGAAGCAAAGATCCTGCACACGGATCGAGTCGAGCTAAGAGACGAAGTGGACGTTGTCCTTTCCGTCCGCCTGGATGGGGAAGTTTTCCTCATCTCGGCCCTGATGTATGCGAAGCTCTATACCTACTCCTGTTTTAGGGAGCGGGAGGAAAGCTTCGTCTTGACACTTCGCGCGCGTGCTTCCAGGTTCGCTTCTGAAGTTGGTTTGCCGCTGCCCAAGTTGGCGGCGGTCCTTCCCGGAACGGTCGCTTTGGCGATGCGGGTTGGCCCACTGGAGAGCAACGCGAAGGAGATAGCAATGGGCCGTGCCCAAGCCCCGGAAAGGCTTTGGGTCAGGTTCCGCAGGTGGTTGGTGGGGTTCCTTGGTTGGATCTCCTTTTGTTTTGTGCTGGGCTATTTGGAGGCGAAGTTGCCCAGATATTTGCAGTGGTGGTGGCTCCCGTCGCAGTCTGCTTCGGTGTCTGACAGTTGTCAGCGAGTCATCGTCGAGAATATCTGGATCGCTCCTTTGGTCTGGTATCTTTACCCAATCTTGCGGAATGTGCTCGGTGTGCGTGCACCTGGGGGCTATTAGAGGTGTATATCCAACGTTGGCGAGGGTGTTTGCGTCGGTCCCAGGGACCTGCCAATTCGGCCAGACGCCACTCTTCGGATGCCTTCAGAGGAGTCACTTCAAGTCTCTTGCACAAGGAGGAGGATGTACCGTGCGCTTGTGCCTGCGGTAATGGGTGTGTGGGCTCCGGCTGTGCATTCTAATTGTTTGCATAATGAACGTGCTGCCCTGCTACACCGCACTCTCGGTCCGACACCGGAGGATCCGGTTGACGTTTCAGGTCTGAGGCAGTTCCGCATGTTGCGGAAAAAGGCTCAGAGGCTTGGCGTCAGGCGGTGGACTCGAGAGGAGGTTGTTGCTACGTATTCCGGACGTATGCAGCGTAGATACCAACAGGCCCTTGTTGACCTTGAGGACGAAGAGCTTGGCGAACTGGACGCCAGGATTTCTGCGTTCATTAAGGGCGAAAAGTTTAATCCTTTGGCGAAGATGTCAAAGCCAAGGATGATAATGGCTCGCACCCCTCGGTTCAACTTGGAACTGGCCCGCTACCTTAAGCCCCTGGAGAAAGCTCTGTGGTCCAGGTGGAAGGTGGGTCGTGGTGGTGTCAAACCTAGTCGGGTATCGGGGAAGGGCCTCAACGGACCCCGGCGGGCTGCTCTCTTGGCCCGGAAGATGGAAGACGTGGGGGAATGTGTCGTCTTTGAGGTAGATGGTAAGGCTTTCGAAGCTCATGTGACTCCGCAACAGTTGGCGGCCGAGCATTCTGTCTACCGCGCGGCTTATCCCCGGGATCGGTACTTGGAGTGGATGTTGTCTTTTCAGAAGGTCTTGTCTGGAAGAACGGCGGGAGGGATTCGGTTCACTAGGCCCGGGGCTAGGGCGAGTGGGGACTACAACACCGGCTTGGGTAACACCATGCTTATGGGTGCGATTGTAGATGCCGCTCTGGATCGAATCGAGACAGCTCTCGGACGTACCTTTAGAGCCACCTACTTGGCTGATGGGGACAATTGTCTGCTCTTTGTGGAGATCTCGGTTGGTGCGGCGGTGCGGGAGATGTTTGCTGATGCCACGCGGGAGGTGTCTGCACAGGAGCTGGTGGTGGAAAGCCCGACTACTATCCTTGAGGAAGTCACGTTCGGCCAGAGTAAACCTTGTGTCGTGCCGGCGGGCTTGACCATGGTTAGGGATCCCTTCAAGACGTTGTCTGGTGCCTTCGCCGGCTACCGCCATTATGGCTCGGTGAAGTTTGGCCTACGTCTTATGAAAGCGATCGCGCAGTGTGAGCTGACTCTGGCTCTTGGTGTCCCGGTGCTTGAACCCTATTTCGCTGCGGTTCTCGCTGAGTTGACAAAACGGGGCGTCAGGGACTTGCGTGAACCTGAATCCTTCTTGGAGGGTAGGTTGCTGGAGGTTCCGGCGAGTGCTCGCAGCCGTGCGTTGCAATCGGTTGTGGGTGTGTCAGCGGAGTCCCGCCGCTCATTCGAGTTGGCGTGGTGCCGGACAGTGGAGGAGCAGAGGCTGCTTGAAGACAAGCTTGTTGCCTGTGTGTGTGCTTATCCTTGGGACGGGCCAGTTTGGCTTGATGAGGTTTTACCCGTCGGGGATTTGAGCATGGGCGACTTGGGAGACACTCGAGACAGGCCGGAGCTCTTCCTGGGCGAGCACTGGTAGAGGGGAGGTACAACCTCCCAGGCCAGTGGCGTCCGGTGATAGCGCCTGATGGCCCCAACGGGTCCTTATGCGGCGCATATCCACCTGGTTTGCCAGGCATAGGAAAACCAGTCCCCGAGTTAACGCGATAAATAGGGGAGTCCGCAAGGGCGGGTCGAGGGCAGTTAGGCGCCTGATAAGACCCCTGGTGGTGGTGGAAACCGGCCATCGTGGATTGGGCTCACCCCGGGCGTTGCCGCCCCGGGCCTGATGACC